TATTTTCTCCATATCCGTTGGGTTATCTTATCTTACAAGATACACCATCAAGCAATATTGTTTCTAGAATTAGTCAAGATGGTTTGATCGGTAAGGGTGAAGAAATTGCTTTGGCTTTTACCGCAAAAATAGGCGAATACTTTCAAGAATTGCAAGGATTTTTTATCTACAAAGTAGAACCCTTTGCACCAGATGAACCACAAGCAAGTCGTCAAAAGATCATATACAAACTTTATTTCTCTTCGCAGATTTTCTTTACAAATGAATTGATTCGTATCAATCGTTATTATGAAGATAAGTTATCAAATATTGTAAAGAGAATTGCTGAAAATCAATTACAAATAAAATTAGAAACTATTGAGGAAACTGCCTTAAAGCAATCGATATTTTTTCCTGTATTGACACCACTTGAATGTATCAACATGTGCGCTTCTCGTAGCACATCTAAAGAAAATAATCATGATGCTAATTATGTCTTTTATGGTGATATTGATCACAAATATCATTATGTAACTCTTGGTAGATTAATGAAAACCAAACCAGTCATAGGAACATATGATTTTGATGGTATTACTGTTGCAACTCCATTTGGTATGAATTACATGGGAAGTGGAAATATCGATAAAGGTCCAACAAAATATAATGCATTAAGATATCAGATAAAACCAATTTCTCCAATTCGAAACATGGTAAATGGTATGTTTTCTTCATCCTTATTGGAATTTGATGTAGTAAAAAGAAAATATAGAAGTTATCACTACGATTATTCTGCCGAATTTCCAAATCAACGCCATCTTGTTGATAGTCCAATTGTAAGCAAAGGTGCAGATTTTATTAATTTATCTTATTTAAATCCTCATGCTTTTCCTTTATATTATTCGACTTCTCAATGGCAGCATGATGAAAATGAACTTTCAGAATTATCAAATAACTCAGTAAACTCAGGAAGAGATTATATCCAAAAAAGAAGATCTCAAATGCTTCAAGTAAATCAAATGGGACTTGAAATAGAATTACCTGGCAATCCAATTCTCAAGATCGGACAGACTGTTTATTTTGGTAGATCTCAATTGGATTTTTCTGGTCAAAACTCAGAAACATGGCTAAGAAATCCTTATGTAACTGGAAAGTTTTTAATAACAAGAAAAACCACAATACTAGAAAACAGCAAATCAAACAATACTCTTGGTTTCAATTTAAAAACAACATTCTCATTAAGAAAAGATTCTGATGTAGGAACACTAAGTATTGGGTCGGAGGATTCTGAATAATGTATACTGGAAAAGACTCATTAGTATTTTGGTTTGGTGTGATAGAAGATCGCTTAGATCCGTTAGAAATTGGCAGATGTCGAGTTCGTATTCTTGGTTTTCATCCTCAATTAAAAAAAGATTTTCCAACCAATAAATTACCTTGGGCACAAATAATACAACCAAGTCATTCTGCCTCTTTGAGTGGTAAAGGTATCAGTCCAACAGGATTAGTAGAAGGATCGTGGGTTGTTGGATTTTTTGTCGATAATGGTTCTGCTCAAATTCCTATTATTATGGGAAGTATCTGTGGAATGAACGAAGAAACAAAAGAGGGAGATAATCCTGGCGATTGTTTTAGAGATCTAAGAGAAGAAAATGATCTTGCAATTTTTCCTGTAGATGAATTCGAGAAAAAAGAATATCCAAATGGTAAAGAATCTGACGGAGATGCTCATGGCGCTCAAATTAAGAATGTATCAAAATCTAAGAATTATCCAAGAGAATTGTATTCTCCCGAATCATCGGGACGCGAACGAGGAACGCCCGATCTAAATATTCTAGCAATTGGCGATCTGCAAAGAATAGATAAAACAATTGTAAAAACAAAACGCGATCCTGTTGGTTCTGGACTTCGTGATATTGGTATTGATGTGGCAGATTGTGATACTCCAAGATTTAATTGTGGTGTGACAAATGAAAGTGGAGTGAATATTGGAACGATCAAAGGATTGGGAATTGGTGTCAATTCTCAAGAATCATCATCTGTTCCTTCACGAAAAACAAAATACAAGCAATTTAAAGATAAACCAACAAATAATAACGCAATTCAAATCGATTCGTCAAAAACAATGAATCTGAAACCAACAATGGTTGATACCGCTGCAACTGTTGATACATCTATAGGATTAGCATAATGGCAGGAACACAAGCAAATACAGGACAATGGTTTGAACCAGAAACCCCTTATGCGACAATTAAGGGTGAACCAATCAAACCAAGAGACAATGCTTCAAAAAGCACGGTTTATCCTTTTAATAAAGTAACAGAAACAGAATCTGGGCACATTGTAGAATTTGATGATACTCCAGGCGCAGAAAGAATTCACATCTATCACCGATCTGGTTCATTTTTTGAGTTTCATCCAAACGGAGATAAAGTAGATAAAATTGTAAGAGATTATTATCTCTCTATTCTTCGTGATGCAAATGTTCACATTGATGGATTTACGAATGTTACTATAGACAAGGGATTAAAAGTTTATATCAATCGTGACAATTTACCAAACTCTGAAAATTCTTCTGTTAATTTTGATATTCATGTTGGACAAAATGCAAATGTCAATTTATTTTTAGAAAAGGGAAATTGCAATCTTAAGTTAAAGGATGGAGATGCAAATCTTCAGATTGATAAAGGTGATGTGAATATTCGTCAAGATGATGGTAATTATAATCATTTTGTAAATGGTGATTATAATGTCGAATGCACAGGTCATATGCATACTGTTGTTGGTGGTCATAAAGTAGATGAGATTGGTGGTTCCAGAGATGTAAGAGTCGATGGTGAATTTGATAATCTTCAAGTTACAAATGGATACAAAGAAACTCAGGTTGCGGGGGATCATCGTCTTGAAGTGAAGGGTGGAGTTTATGATTTGTTTCATAAAACACATGAAACTAAAATATTGCTTGATCGAATTGTACAAATTGTAGGTGGTAGACAGCAAGCAATTACAGGAGAAGATGTTTTATCTGTTGGTGGATCACAAGATAATACAATTACTGGTTCTCGTTCTATGACTATTGGAGGAGATCAAAATACATTAATTGGTGGTTCTACAAAACAAACTACAGGTGGTTCTCTTGATGTTTTGGTTGGTGGTTCTTCTCGTCATACCGCATCTAGTTACGATGTAAGCGGTGGAGCAGAAATTAAAATGAGTGCGGGAAGAATTCATTGGAACGGGCCGCAAGCAGCAAATGCATCGACATCTGGTACTGCTGCATTAGTTTCTAAAAATCCAATTTATGTTCCAGGCCCAGGCGCACAATGGGTTCCTTCACAACCAACACACCCAAGAAGTCCATTAGGACAACTTCAATTGGCGTCTGCTCAGTTGACACAACAACTCGGAACTGTATCTGCACTACAGCAAATCAATAACGAGAATGCAAACCAAATAGCACAATTGAATGCAAATAATTCGGAACTTTCTGGATTATTGGAAGAAGATACGGGATTTGGGCCAGCAGTAAAACAAAATGTAAGCGGATCCTTAACATTAGCACAAAATGCAACTTCGTCTTTAAGCAATGTAACCAATCAAGCAAGTGGAGTTGTTTCTTCTGCGGGAGGAATCACAAGCGGAGCAATTTCTTCAACTCAAGCAGCAACGACAGGATTAAATGGAAACATTCCAGGCTCAAATAGTGGTTCTGTGGGTGGTGGATTGTTTGGTGGTGCGACTTCAACTCTTCAATCTGGAAATCAAGATTTGGGTGCATTGGGTGATATTTTTACGGGTGTTGGTTCTGTTTTGGGGGATGTAATTGACGCCATTGTGGAAGTTGGGTGTGCAATTGGTGAACTAATTAATGGATTGATTGATGCAGTCGTCAAACCCGTACTTGAAACAATAAACTCTGTTTTTGCTAAAATTTCAGAAATTCTTGGTGAAATCACGAATGCAATCGGACAAGTATTATCGAAAATTGGCGAAGTAATCAACGGAGTTCTTGGTGCAATAAATGAAATTATTGGCAAAATAATTGACGCCGCTGGACAATTTATTGGTGGAATTGCATCTGCAATCAATGGTTTATTATCAAACTTATTCGAAGGTTTCAGCGATATTGGTTGCGGTGATGGTATTCTTTCTGGACAAGAACCACCATTGGGAACAGAGGCGATTGCGCCAGGAGTCATAACATGAGAGTAATACGAAAAGGTATAGATTATTCATTAGGACATTGTTTTAATCCTCGTCCTGCTGTGGAAGGAAGTCCTGATGTATTTTGCAATAACATTTCGGTTGTTCGTGCGGGTGATTATTATCCTGTTCATAGTTGTGGAAGTAAATCACATGATGGGAGAGCGACAAGTGGTTCTAATGTTTTTGTAAACAACAAACCTGTACATCGTTCTGGAGATCAAATTACTTGTGGTGACACGGCTTTCAACGGTTCTTCTGATGTTTTTGTAAATTAAGTATAAATAACAAATATGGCAAAAGAAAAAATTTACAAGGATATAGACTTAAATTTTGAACCAAATCCTTTAAGTGGGGATGTGGATAGTCTTATTGGCGTAAATGCCATTAAACAATCCTTAAAGAATATTGTTCTTTATAATATTTTTGAAAAACCATATTCATCGGAATTTGATGTAGGATTGCGTAATTTGCTATTTGAAAATAAAGGACACGGTTTTCAAAACTTCCTGAGAAAACGAGTAAGAATTCTCATTGAAGCATATGAACCTAGAGTAATTTTAAATGATGTTTTGGTGAAGTTTATATCAGAACGAAATAGTATGCAGATATCTGTGTTTTATACAGTCAAAGAAACCCAAACCCCAGAATCATTAGAATTCTTTTTAGGTAAGTACAATGGATAATAATAATTTCTTGAACAACGCTGGTTTGAATTTTTATGATATTAAGTATAATTTTATTAATTATTTAAAATCAAAACCAGAATTTACCGACTACGATTTTCAAGGCTCAAATCTGAGCGTCTTGTTGGATATCTTATCATATAACACCTCTCAACAAGGTTTTTATAATGCAATGGTTGCAAATGAAATGTTTATCGAAAGAGCAACCAAGAGATCCTCAATTGTATCTTTGGCAAAAACAATGGGATATACGCCAAATACAAAGAAAGCATCAAGAGCAAAGATTTTTCTTACCGTTGGTGCAGCAGATGTTCCTGCATCACGAATATTAGAAAAAGGTTCTTTATTTACAGGAACAATAGAAAATCAAGAGTATACATTTACAAATATAGAATCTTTTGCATTTTATCCTTATACCTTTGATGCCAATACAGATCCTGCTAATTCTGAAAATGGACAAATTTTGAGTTATGCTTGTGGGCCATTTGAAATAAAACAAGGTGTTCTAAACACGATTAGTTATAATGTTCAAGAATCAAATCAGGAATTTTTGGTTACAGACAAGAATACGGATAAAGATTCCATTCGTGTCTTTGTATTAAATTCCATCACCGATACAACAGGATTGAATATTCCTTGGACAGTTTCTACAGATATCACTTTATTGGATGAAAATACCAGAGCATTTTTTCTAGAAGAAAATAGTTATGGACAATTGGTTTTGACATTTGGTGATGGAGTTCTTGGTAAAAAATTAGAAATTGGAAATGTTGTTATTATTGAATATTTAAGTACATTTGGTTCTGTTGCAAACGGTATAGGAAGAAGTGATACCGCAACAAAAAGATCTTTTACATTTGATTCAGATAATATCTTTACCGTGTTTACAATCGAACCATCCAATTCGGGTGCGGATCGTGAAACATCTGGTTCCATTAAGAGAAATGCTGTTAGAAATTTGACATCAAAGGGAAGAGCAGTAACGATAAAGGACTACGAAGGATTGGTGATTGGTTCTTTCAATGATGGTGCTGCTGTTCGTTGTTGGGGCGGAGAAGAAAACGATCCGCCATATTATGGTAAGGTATTCATGTCTGTTCGTCCTGTTGGACAGACCATTTTGACATCAGAAGATAAAACAAATCTTGTCAACAATATTTTAAAGGAAAAAAATATTGTCGGAATGGATGTGGTAATTGTTGATCCAGAGGTATTGTATATTAATCCTGTGGTTGAGATTTTCTACGAAAAAGCATTGACAAAAGATTCCGAATCAACTTTGATGAACAGAATTAAAAATTCATTGGTTGTTTATTTTAGACGCAACTTAGTGGAATTTGGCGACTCCATATTTTCCACGGATGTCGAGAATGATATTATGGGTATTACACCAGCATTCAAGAGTGTTGATGTTAATATGACTATCGAAAGAAGAATTGTTCCGACACTGGGAGTTTCGGAAAGAACAACAATAGATTTTCAAAATGAATTGTACCACCCCTATGATGGTTATCAATCAATTATCAAGACAAACAAGTTTCAAATTTCTCAAAACTCAGATTACCATTACATCGAAGACGATGGAAATGGAAAATTGCTATTAAAAAAAATCAAGAACGGTGTGGTTTCTACTGTAAATAGTAATTATGGAACAATTGATTATACCACAGGCAAATTAATTATAACCGCATTAAAAGTATATACAATTGAAAACAACTCAAGTTATGTTTATATTAGAGCAGAACCAAAGACAAATAATATATTTACAAAAAGAAATTCTGTTTTGAGTTATGATTTCTTAACAGACTCGGCTCTACAAATCAACTTAAATCAAGTAAAAACTCAACAAGTAATCGGTGGTTCTGGAACAGTAATTACAAGGCCTAACTTCTAATGCCAACTAATTTATTATTACAATATCCTGTTCAAGATACCGTATTGTTTTCTGACACGCTTCGTGTCAATTACAAACTATCGTCATATAGTGATCCAAATGTAAAATCTGTGTACTTTGAGTTGGATGGATCAACACAAACTGTTTTGGTTTCAACAGAATCTGTAACATTTACTGGACTTACAGAAGGTAGTCATACTCTCAATGGTTATCTTATTGACAGACGAAATAATTCGATTCCCAATACTAATTTTTCGGTTTCGTTTCAAACATTTGATTCGGAATTGAGCGTTGAAAACAAGTTAACTCTTGTTCTGGAATCTACTATTCCAGGCTTTGTCAGAGAAGATTATCCAAACTTTGTGATGTTCCTAAAGGCATATTACGAATGGTTGTACTCTTCCAACAATCCTTTCTATGCACCATTAATATCTGAAGATTTCAAGGACATTGATAAGACACCAGAATATTTTGTAAAATATTTTAAAGAACAATATCTAAAAGATTTTCCTGAGTATTTAACTTTAGATAAGCAAACAGGTTCTCCATTAAACCTAAAGACTCTCATCAAGAATGTGGGAGAGTTTTATTCATCAAAGGGAACCGAAAGATCCATAAAGTTCCTGTTGAAAATTCTATATGATACTTATTCGGAAGTTTATTATCCAAGAAAAGATCTTTTCCGTTCGTCTGATAGTAAATGGAATAAAAGAAAATCAATTAAGTTTACTGGGGATAATGTAAATATTAATGATATCAAGCAAAGAGAATTGGTTCAGAAAATAGGCGAATCAATTACTTGGAGATCGTCGGTTGTTGATATTCAATGTTACCACGCAGTTAATAAAAAAATAATTGAAGTCTTCTATCAAGAAATTAACGGAACTCCTAATTTTAATTATCCCTTCCAAGTAATTACTGAAAATGAAACCATATCACTAAATCCTCTTCGTGTGGTTTCTGATATTAACATAACAAATTCTGGTATTAATTATAGAACAAATGATGTAATTAAGATACAAAAAGTCTATACAAATCAAGAACCCGTTGATGTTTCTGTTGCTTTAGTGGTAGAGGTGGATGAATATGGACAGATTCAAAAAATAGAAATTGCAAACTTCTTGACTGTTGAAGATGTTGAAGGTGAGTATTACTTTGAAATCACTTCGAATATTGGATCTGGAGCCGTTCTGGTTCCAGTGGAAGGTTATATCTGTGATTACGCAGGCTATTGGACGCAAAAGAATTCTCATGCAAGTTCGATCAAAGTTCTTCCAGATAACTTAAAGTATCAAGAATTATCATATGTCGTAAGAACGAATAGAAGTTTAGACAAATATGTTGATGCTTTGAAAAAATTGGCGCATCCTGCGGGGTTTGCTGTTGTTGGTGATGTTGTATTACAAAATCAAGTGGTCGAACCAGTAGAAATTGAAGATGCGTTGTTGAATTTCTTTACACCGCTGATCGGTAATTATGCTGCGTATAGATTAAAAACTTCAATTAATATCAGAAATGCTCCAAGACCAAGTGATTCGAATATAGATCTTTATCCAGATGGATATGATCCAAATGTTTCTATTAAATTACAAAATGGAACAGATACAACTGCACATATTCCAGTTAATAAAATTAATACAAATGTAGCAAATACAAAATTTAAGCATCTTCCATCGGTTTCCGATATTGCAAATAAAAATATATATTGGGTTGTATACCCACATCCGAATGGTGAAATAAATAATTCTACAAATATAGAACGCTTTGTGGATATTCAACTGAAAGACTTCTTAAAGCAAGAAAAATAAAATGTCAAATTATCTAAAACAAACCTTCAAAACAGAACTTGCCTTGGCATTTGCAGAATCTTTTGCTGCGGACAGTTCCGACAATTATTTTTTATTCTTGGGAAAAGCCTCTGCTTGGAACGATGAACAAAATCCACCAGCGGCACAGGATACACTTCGTGAAGAATTGGATGCTTGGAGAAATATGATGGCTCTTGCAAAGATTAATAAAAGTAATGTAATGGTTGGAGTTGCTCGTTATAATTGGCAATACAATAAAGTATTTGACCAATTTGATGATACGGTTGATTTGTACCAAGAAGGGAACGAATTCCATTTTTATTGTATAACGGATGATTTAAATGTATATAAATGCATTTCGAATAATTACGGAAGACCATCTTTGTATAAACCAACTACGGTTTCGACAGAAGAACAAATAACTCAAGATGGATATGTCTGGAAGTTTTTGTTTAAAGTGCGAGAAGAATTAAATGAATTTTTAACAGATGATTTTATTCCAATTGAAAAATTAGAATCTATTCTTTATAATGACGAAAGAAATCTTCAGAACAATGTAAAGATCACTGCTGTTCCTAGTTCAATTGATAATATCATTGTGACTCAATATGGCGGTTCCTATCCTTTAGCAATCACAACCGATCCATCAAATACAGATCAGAAACATACAATTACCGAAGTAATCAATTCAAATACATTTGTTCTTGCTCCTGTATTCGACTTAGATAAAACAAATGGTATTTACAATGACTACTATGAACTTTATATTGCTCAGGGGCCAGGAGCAGGAAGCAAAGCAACCATTCTTTCCTACATCGTAGATGAAAACGAAATTACTGTGGTTGTGGATAAAGCATTATCTCTTACAACGAGCAGTGTTTATAGAATCTACCCTAAAATAGAAATAACAGGAGATGGAACGGGAGCGACAGCGATTCCTGTTATGAACGAGGATAAGGTCATTACTGGAATTGATGTTATCAATTCTGGCAAAAATTATCGTTATGTTACAGTAAAAGTATACAGAAAGAATGAATCATATGCTTCTGTCACACTAGCAAGAGCAATCTTGGCTCCCGTCTATGGCCACGGATATAATGCTATTCGTGAATTGGGTGCAAACTATGTGGCGATTCATATACCACTTCGTAATTCGGAAAAAATATCACAAGCGGATGCGGTGAATATTTTAAATAATGATTACCGTCAAGTTGGTATTTTAAAGAATGCATTTTATAATAATGAAAATACATTGACACCAATCACAACAGAAGAAAATCTTGCAACATTTTTGCAGATAGAAAATATCAATTCATATAGTGTAATTTATTTAGAAACAACCCAGATTATTACCGATAATACAGGAACAAAGATTTCTGTGGGTGATATTATCAAGCAAGGTTCTGAGCAAAATGCATATCAAGCAAGAGGAATCATCAAGTCAATTATTTTGGATGAAGGAACTTCTGCTCTGAATAATTACCGTATCACAGTTCAAAATACAAATGGTAGATTCTTGTCTACATCTTCCAGTACCTATCCTCTGTTAAAAGAAGACGATTCTGTGATTTCTGGAACAATTACTGGAGTCGATTCTTCAAATTTTTACGATCAAAATACATTCTTAGCAAATAAAAATATTATTGGAACCACAAGCAACGCAACGGCAAAAGTAGTGAAGTGGGAATGTGATCCTTATGGGTTGTCTGGAAAATTGTTTATTAATAATATAAATGGATCGTTTATAGATTCTTATTGGACGAAATCCACAGGTGGGGAAATTGTTCTTGTGAAGGGAGAAAATATCGTATCTTACGATAGTATCATTTCAACCCCAACAAATACTGATTTGGACAATGATGGTGATGTAGATTCTGCTGATTTGGCGATCTTACTTTCTTCGTGGACAGGGCCGCAATTCTCTGGAAGCGATCCTTCCAAATCGGGAATTATTGCAGATATTGGAACCTTAGAGGGAGAGAATAAGGTATTCTATAAAGTATCAACAACTTTAAATGTTGTACCTACTTCTGGGGTTCTAACTGGAACTATGTTTGAACCAGATGACATTATTGTAAATTCTTCTGGAGTGCAGGGAAGAGTTATATCATTTGCTCTAAATACTAGTAGTTCTGGTACTTTAGAGGTAAATGCCTTAACGGGTTCCTTTGCTGTAAATGATGTACTGTCTATTTTGACGAATACTGAAATTTCTACAAACGCTAGAATCTCAACCATCGTCCAACCAGAAGTATTACCATTTTACGGAGATGTGATATACATACAGAATGTAGTGCCAGTAACTGCTGCAACAGATTCAGAAGAACACATAAAAGTCTTACTTAAGTTTTAACGGAGAGTAATTAATGGGTTATAACCACCCCGATATTCTAAAATCAAGTCCATACTACGACGATTTTGAAAACACAAAGAATTTTCTTCGTATTTTATTCAAGCCTGGTGTTGCAACCCAAACCAGAGAATTGATTCAATTACAGACTCTCCTTCAGAATCAAATTGCAAAATTAGGAAGTCACATCTTTAAGGATGGAAGTCAAGTATTTGGTGGTGGTATCACTCTCAATGAAGCCAATTACATCAAAACGGTGGTTACTCTTCCTTCTGGAACGACTACAGATAGTTTAAAAGGTAAAATTCTTGTTCAAGGTACAAATTCTTCAAATAGCGTAAGAGCAAGAATTGTTGACATTTTACCTAGTGTTTCTGCTGATCCATTTACTATTTTTGTTGTTCAATATTTGACAGGAAATGAATTCCAGAGTACATCTTCTCTTACTATTACGGTAGAAGGACAACTCGGAGTTAATGTTTTATTTACTGGGGCAGCAGACAGAAAAGGTACATGTCAAACTCTATCCGTTGAATCTGGTATTTTTTATGTTGATGGATTCTTCGTAAATAGCAACCCACAAACAACAACTCTTGTTCGTTATGATAATGGTGTTCGTAGATTTACAGATGCAATCTTAACATCAGAAGGAGTAACCAACCGAGTAGGTTTCGAAATTGAAAGAACGGTGGTAACTTCGGTTGATGATGAAACCTTAAACGATCCTGCCCGTGGATTTTACAATTATTCCGCTCCTGGCGCAGATCGTTATGTAATTAATTTAAATCTTATTGCTCAAGAATTTGATCCTGCTTCTGTAGAACCAGGCGAATTTGTAACTCCAGATTTTGTCGAATTGGCGAGAGTTGTAAAAGGTGTTCTTGATTATGTAAAGAAAGTACCAACCTATTCTGAATTGGTAGATACTCTTGCAAGAAGAACATATGACGAATCTGGAAATTATACAGTAACTCCATTTGAATTGGAAGTCAAGAACCATTATAGAGATGATGAATATTTTCTTTATGTTAAAGTAAATACACCTTCTACTATAAATTCTGTCTTTGAAGGTGATTTTATTGTCAATAATATAAATGGATTGGCTACAAAAATAGGATTGATTACTTCCGTAGAAACCTATTCACCAACAACAGCGGAGTTGACTTCTGGTGGAACAAATGATCTTCCTACTCATGTAATACGAGTAAAAAGAGAAAAAGTAAATGGAACATATAATTATGTTTTCTTTACTAGTTCCGATACTGCAATTCACAGAAGCAGAAGTTTAGTAGATACTACATTGGGTGCAATTAAGAGAATCACGGTAAGTCGTGATCCTAATGGTGTATATTCTCCAGAAGAAGGTGGAACAGACGATAAATTTGTATTGTCTGTAAAGCCTGGTAAAGCATATGTTTTTGGTTATGAATTTGAAACCATCAATAATACAAATATCGTTGTGGATAAAGAAAGAAATGATTCTGTCTATACGGTAAATGATTATAATTTGGGTGCAAATATTGGAAATTACTTCTTGGTTAAAGCAAATCTTGCAAATGGTAAATATGCATTTAATCGTTGGGATACTTCTATCAATCTAGAAGAAATGCCATACATGAAGTTTGGTGGGAAATATGTTCGCATAACAATTCCAACACAAGCAGAAGATACAAGAGATCATGCGCTAAAGTATTGGTCTCCAGTTGCAAAAGATCAAACAACATCGTTTAGAAGTGTTGCTTTTGTTACGGAAGAATCCGCACTCTCTACAGAAAGTATTGCGGCACACACAAATCCCGCAAACCCATCATACTTAAATCTTATTGATTTTTCTGGTGAAGGCGCAACAAATGACGATCTTTATGGTGATGGATATATTCGTCCACAGAACACATCAAGAACTCAATCTAAGTCCATTGGTGGTGCGTCATCCTTGACTGCATATCCTATGGTAAATATGAGTAATGATATTGAAACTAATATTTCAAGATTAGCATTTTCAGAACCTTGGCATGGAAATTTTGATACTTCATACAATTCTACTTCAGAATCGAATGGAGCATTATCGACTTATTCTGGAACATTCCCCGTTAAGCAAATTAAGTGTCTCGATACTGCAAATCCATCTTCGATTCAAGTAACAACAGGACACGCTTTGCGTTGGGTTCCTGCTTCAAATAGTGGTGCATATTCTACTTCTGGAAGTACACTTTTTGTCAAATTAATTAACACAACAGATTACACTGGTGGTACAAATCTCGAAACAGCAAGATTTAATGTTGAAGATGGTGTAATCTTTGCAGATCCTACAACATCAACAAATCCAATTTCATACGGTTCAAGTATCGCGTATATTTTAAGAGATACGAGTATCAAGAGAATTATTGTTCGTTCTGCTCAGGATTTGGGTTGTGTAAACGATAGTGCTTGTACGGACGCAGGACAGGGTGGTTTCTATTCTGTTGGTGATATCGTAACACAAAATTACGATAAGAATGGAATTGAAATTCAAGCAACAGGTGAAATTATTGCAATCGGTGGAGATTTCACAACACCAAACACTAACATCGAATTGTACATTCAAACATCTGGAACAAATTACATCTATGGTGTAAATGATACCGTAGAAATGTCAGTTCAAGGTATTACGAATCTCGGATGCTTGATTGGGCCATGCGGACTTTACAAACCAAGATCAAGTATAACATTAAATAATCCTGGCTGCGGTGAGTGTGTGAGAATTGGTTTCCGTGATTCTGAAAATGTCGGTGCATATACTGTAAACGAAATTGCATTCCAGTACAACTATCTTGCTCTTCAAGAAGTCTCTGGAGTACCACAATACCTTGATTCAAACTTGGTAAAGGGTCGTATTGTTGGTTGGGATGACACATCTAAAGAATTGATTGTTCTTGAAACACAAGGACGATTTGAAATTGCAAATGGTACAATATACGAATTGAAATCATCTACAGGACAAGCAGTAAAATATGGTGGACGCGGTTGGGATAAATTTAAGACTAAGTTCCAAAAGAACACAGGTGCAACTCAACCCCAATACGATATTGAAAAAGTAAGTGGTATCTTCATTGATATTGCAAGTACCCCAAATAAAAATTTTATTGAAACTTCTTATTCTGTGTTCGATGCAGCGATTGCGTCTGGTACTGGTGAAACCATTACTCAGATTGCGGTTCCGTTTGTTGGAAATTACTTTGAAGGTAAAGATTTTGTTGTTGGAGAAGAAGTTAACCAAACAATATCAACATCATCAATTGCAAGAGGAACTGTTCTTTCTTGGACACACCGAGATTTAACAAATCCATCAGATAGAGCAGATACAATTATCATTATCAAACCAATTAATACGGTAGAGTTTGTTGTTGGTTCATCTGCAATTAATAACCCTCTTGTGAGTTTCGCAAACCCTGCGGTAAGTTATGATTTGTCTGGTGTGGGAACAACAAGAACAAAAGAAATTCTTGGTGCAGGAAGAATTCGTCTTCTACGCAGACAAGAAGAAGATGCATATCAGGCATATTTCTTTGATATAAAAATGGATTTCTTACCCGACAGATCTCGCAAATACAACTTGAATGAAGTGTTTAATTTCTATTATGAAGATGGATTTAAGAATGCAATTTTAAGCGAATTTGAGGACGAAGATATTCAATTAGAAATTTCGGAAAATAATTTTGTATTTGAAGTTCATCCTACACTTGGTATCGAAAGTACAGATTACAGTAAGGTATTCGATACCGATAGAAATTCGTTGTTGTTTAGACTTGCTGGTAGCGAATCCGTAAAGAATGTTGGAGAATTGGATTATCGTATTCAAAGACAATATAATTTATCTGGACCTTTTGGAACAGATACTTTGTCTTTCTCAACAGATAGTCCTTATGTACGATTTATCGGTGGTGAATCTTCAACAACAGGTTTGGTAGATTCGAATGATTTGATCGAACACTATAGTTTAATTTTAACTTTTAATACAGGATTACAATACATTGAATCCTTGTCAAATGGAAACTATACAGTAACAACCAACAATTATTCATCTCCAACTAGCATTGCTACATTGTCGATTAAGAGAAAGAGCGGAGTCGCTTGGAGTGACTTGACAAAAGTTTCTTTGATTGCAAATTTAAATGTAAATCCAAGTGGAAATACATCCCTAATTCGCACAAAGACAGTAGAAAGATTTACAGAAACAGTAACTTTAAAGAAAACAAAGTCTGGTGTTTGGAAAGCAACTCTGTCCCGAGCAGATATTTTAACAATTGACAAGATTACTGCAATATCATCCAATACAAATGTAAAAGAACAATTTGATCTATATGATGGTCAAACAGATAATCTTTACGATTTGGGACAAATTACACTCAAGTCACAATACTTGGTAAATAATGTACCAAATTTTGCAAATTATCAGGTGATTGTATCGTACCGCTATTTCTATCATGAAAACAGTGGACCATTTACAAAGAACTCATACGAAAATATTGACTATACAGATATTCCTTCGTATACGAGTTCGTTGAATGGTCAATATTACAAATTGGATTCTGTAATCGATCTTCGTCCATTGAAGACAACAGATGGATCTATTGTATCTGGATCCAAGTGGATTCCCGCTCCTGCAAATTCATTTAATGTAGATTATGAATACTACTTGCCAAGAGCATACAAATTGGCAATTACAAGAGATTTGAATTTTAAACTTATCAGCGGTATTCCCGCGTTCACACCAGAATTACCTTCTGATGATGAAAACGCAATGACAATTTACAATATTACAACCTCTCCATATATCTTTGATAAAACGGATGTCGTTGCAAATATGGTAAATAATCGTCGCTATACGATGAAAGATATCATCGCATTGGATGATCGTATACAAGCACTGGAACAATTTACATTATTGAATTCTTTGGAAAGAGAAGCAGAAAACAAGTCTATCATAGACGAAGCAAGTTCTCTCCCAAGAGTCATCAGTTCGATTCTTGTAGATAATTTCAGTACGCATGGTAAGGGTGATACGCTAAACAAAGAATACAATGTAAGTATTGACTCTGAAAATAACCTGATTCGTCCATCATTTGAAATGGGAACAGTTGATCTAGTAGATTCAACGAGTGCAAACACAACAAGCAATGTGATAAAAACACCAGATAATGTTGTAATGCTATCTTATGATGCGGTTCCATTAATTTCACAATTGTCAGCAAGTGGAACAGAAAAGATCAATGCATTTAATGATAACTCATGGATTGGTTCTATTGCTCTCACACCAAGCACAGATTCTTGGTTTGATGAAACCATCAAACCAGATGTTCGTGTAAATGAAAACAATGCTAACAATGCAATCAGTGATGTATTCCCTGCTCCAAATAGCAGAAACAACAATGGTATGGGATCTGATTGGGGATTCTGGAAGAGAAAGTGGTTTGGTAATAAACCAGAAGCAAAGAAAAATACAAATCCAGATCGCAGACCTTGGTGGTTAAAGCAAAGAAAGATCGTACCCGATACTAAGATTGCAGCAGCAACGACATCGAGTAATGTCGTAAATGTTGGTGAAAATAAGATCGTAGACAAGTCGGTTGTTCCATACATCCGTGAAAAAACAATAACAGCAGTAGTCGAAGGGTTAAAACCATTTACTGTCGTATATGTGTTCTTTGACGATGTAAACATTACCTCACAATGTCAAATCTTAAACAGTGTGGGACAAGTTGTAAGTGGAACGGGATTGAGAACAGACTCAAGAGGATCGCTACAATTCAGTTACACTATCGAAAAAGGTAAGTTTAAGACAGGTGAAAAATTACTTGTTGTTACAAACTCACCCACAAACAATGCTCAATCTGCAACAACAGTAGCAGAAGCGGTATATGTTGCTTCTGGTGCAATTCAGATTGCTACAAATACGGGAATTTCAACAAGAAAGTTAATTAAAAAACCAGCATCTTACACAAAAAATATCAGCGATCCATTGGCACAAACATTCTTTGTGGATGAAGCGCAGTATCCAGAAGGTGTCTTTGTAACGAGTGTTGATATTTTCTTCGCCACAAAGGATTCAAATCTTCCCGTGACGCTAGAATTGCGTCCTACGGATAGCGGATATCCTTTGACTAGAAACAGAACAACAATCTATCCATTCTCTTCTCTAACAAAATATCCTTCACAAATAACCGTATCCGATGATCCAAACTTAGATAAGGATATGATCAAAACTACCTTTACCTTCTCGACTCCTGTACATTTACTGCCAGGAGAACACGCAATCGTTTTGAGAAGTAATAGTTCTGACTATTCGATCTATGTTGCTGAAGTGGGCCAGTTGCTAGTAAATAGCGAATCTAGAATTACTCAGCAAGCAGCAGTCGGTTCATTCTTCAAGACGCAAAATGCAGGAAAGTGGCAGAATTACGAAAACATCGATATGATGTTTGCAATCAATCGTTGTGAATTCAATACCACACAAGGTTACATTACATTTACAGATACTCCTGGCGTATTGGCATCAGAAAACCCATACGAAACATATACGGTAAACAATGACGAAGTAAAATTCAACAATACTTCGATCAAGTATCGTGTAAGAAACACAGTTGCTACGGATTCGGTAATTCAACCAAACTCGGTATTGATTACTCCAAATACTAACATAGATTTGAATGCTTCTCATAAGATAACAAATACTGGTTTGAGTTTTGAATTGGAAGTAGAACTAAACAGCGATAGTACAGTAGTTTCTCCGTTGTTTGATATTGATAGACTCAGAGTTGCTACAGTACACAATGTATTGGACAACAATTCGGATATTAATGTTCAATCCGAACAATACAATGGAGAATTGGAACCAAAATCGGATGTTCTTCGTGCAAGATACATAACGAAAATTGTGGAATTGGAATCTGGATTTGAATCATCAAATATCAAAGCGACATTTAATGTAAATATTCCTGCGGACACAAAGGTGCAAGTATTCATCAAGCACCAATCTGCGGGTGCAGATAATCCATTCGATGACGAAAGATATACTCTTCTTGTGCCAAATAAATCAAATTATGTGTCACCAGATGTGGATAGTTTCACGGACATTGAATATACTCTTCCTCAAGATTTGGATCAACCTTTCTGTAAGTTTGCTATCAAGATTTGTTTATATTCAAGTAATCCTGCAAGAGTACCAAAAGTAAAAGAAATGCGAGTGGTAAGTGTCATCTGAAAAAATAAAAGTTGCGGATCGTGAAGATGTGGTGAGAGATACCAAATCGGGTGCAATCTTAAATACTGATTTGGCAAGGGTAAATGAATATAAAAAAAGAAAAATTGAAATAAATAAGATTAAGCAGTTAGAGAACAAAATGAATTCTATAGAATCCGATGTTCGAGATATTAAGAGTATTTTACAAATTTTGCTTGAGAGAAAATAATCAATGCCCAATACAAATGATATTGATCTTCAAAAGTTAACACTTGATAGTACATTTTATGATTGGTATCTTCGTACCAATCAGATCATTGATTATATCAATCCGATCAATGTCTATGATGTATTTGCTGGCAGTGGTCTTCAAGAATCCCGAACAGGTACGCCAGGAACTGTACAAATAAGTTTGGGTACAAATCCTGCAAATTATGGTATTGATACTCTTACAGATAGTAATGGAGATTCTATTACTATTTTGAATATTGCTGGTTTAACATCAAGTACAGTATCGAACACAAGCACATTTGCATTTGGTGGTACGACTTCAAAATCTGTTTTAAGAAAAGTGGCAGCATCGGATATGCTTCCACCAACAATTAACGGTAATCATTTATTTACAGGAACAATTACTGTCGGTGATTTGATTGTACGAGATGGTACAATTATTCTTAATGATACAGGTTCTACGAGAGACAATGTAGGACTTGTAATAGAATCGACAGCAGATACCGCAGCAAATAATGTGTCTTTCTTGTTCGATACAGATACAAATGCATGGTATTCTAACAGAAATCTAGGAATGACTTCTGGAAGAAGATTTGTTACGAATGCTATAGGTTCGGCAACATATCCATTTTATGCGTCCAATTCTCAAGCTATTGTAGACATTCAATTACAAACTAATGTTGGTGCTACTCTTGAAGCATGGTCGATAAGAGGTGCTTGGGGCTCTCCCGATACTCTTATTTTTGGACATTATACCAATGGTGTAAAGGTTGCAGATGTTTTAGAATTAAGATCTGGTGGTACAAATACAGATACTAGAGTTATTGTAAAAGATGCATTAACTATTACCGATATTTTAAATTCCTCTCCGTTTAGTGCAACTCCTGCGGTTACGAGTGTACCTATCACAGATTCCACCAATGGTTATTTAAGTACATTTGTTAATCGAATTAAAGCATCAACAGCACTAACAGGAAGTGATATTGGTCGCATTGTCAGACTAGATGGTAGCGGTAACGCAATTAGTGCTGTTGCAAGTTCTGAAGCAAATTCACAAACAATTGGTATTTTGGAATCTGTTTCTGGTGGCGTAGCAACAGTAATTACTTCTGGTATTTGTCCAATTAGACCAAGAGATAACACTGGTACTCAAATATCAATGACCGCTGGTACGGTATATTATTTACATCAATCAATAGCAGGAGCAGTACAGGCTACAAAACCATCTTCTGGGTTCGTAAAACCAGTATTGATTGCAACATCTTCAACACAGTGTGTGTATGTTCCTGATTTTTATTATGCAGCAGGAACATCCGCGTTTACTGCCGTTCAAGTTGTAGATACGGGTGAAACATATACAGCATCCGCAGCAGGAACTACCTTGCGCTTAGACGGTGGAAATTCAATTGCTTTAGATTACACGACAAACGGCACAATTGTATTCAATTATACAGGAACGCAATTACCAAGCGTTGGGAATAGTTCATTTTATATTAAAAACAGTGTAGGTACTAATACAGGATTTGCTCCAAGCACCTATAGTTTAGTTGGACAACCACTAAATTCTGGTATTGCTGATATTCCTGTAGCGCCAGGAACATTAGTTGGTAGACGCGACGATACGGATGATAGTAACAATCCAGTAGAAGCACTTTTACCAAGTCAAGTTCGCAGTATTCTTGGATTTAGTGGCAATCGTTACATTAAATCCATTCTGTTTGAAGAATCTGCAAGTACAGATATTATTAATTTTGATGCTATAAATTCAGAATCGGTAAAGGTTCGTGCTGGATTTGGTATTGATTTTACTTATGATTCCGTGGAAAAAGCAGTAGTAATTACAAACACAGGCGGTGGGGGTGGTGGTACAGGTGGACCAAGTACATTAGACATCACTGCTACTGGTGGTGGTTCTGCAAGCGATATTGGTGCTATTCGTTTCTTGAATTCTGATGCAAGAAACTTTATTGATTTTACAGTAGAAGAAAACACTTCGGGTACAGCATCTATAGTAGCAAGACCAAAAAATACATTTTTAACATTAGCATCTGTGTCAAGTATAAATCATGATGCTGGTGACATATTAAGAATAATTGGAACTACTGGAGTAAATGTTGCGCTTGCATCTTTAGGATCAACAAATACATTTACATTATCGTTATCGTCTACTATAACACCAAATACAGTAAGATCGACAACAAATACACTTGAATTAGATACAAATTCACTAAGAACTCTTTCATTTAGAGTCAAGGATTCTGCTACGAGTGGTCCTGCTTATTTCAGTACCGATACAAATTACATTACCACACTTGAGACATTTGATAATATCACTCAGGGAACAAGAGTTGATAGCACACTCTACAATTTTACTGGTAGTAATCCCGTATCAAGAGAAAAATGTGTATCTATGTTTGCTGATATGACTATTGGTCCTGATACAGTAAGTTTCCCATTCAGATTCTATAAAATCATTGCAGATAAAATTAAAGTTACGGATCTTGAGGTAACAGGAACAGCAA